GAAGTTCATAGCCTTCATCTCACGAGATAGATGATGATACAAATCCCAAGTAAGATCAACATCACGTTTACAATACTCGACCATCTCATCAGTCAAACCTCCATCGAAGTCAGTGAAGTCTATCTTACCATCGTCACCACGCAAGCGTTGACCCCATGCCTTAAGTGAGTGCCCTCCCTCAATGTCAGGGCGGTAGAGTCGAGACAAGACAAGAGTATCAATCACCTGCGAAGGGTACAGAGTAATATCCCACAGGTCACGAAGTACAGGAGCATCAAAGCCAATACCGTTGTGCATGATCACTGGAGCATTGGCATTAAGGTACTCTTGGAAATGGTCTCTCAAGAAGTCTAAGCCTCTTTCATACCAAACTTTGACCTCATTCTCTGTGCGAGTCACAGCACACCAGATGGTGTCATGCGCTCTGTTTGTCTCGATATCTAATACAATCACAAGCTATCCTCTAGTACATGTTCGGTCATTCTACCTGTACCCAAATCATAAAGCAAGTCACACGCCTTACCTGTTAGTCCACTGAAACGATTCTTCAGCACACGCACATGTGTGGTGTTGCGAACGGTTGGGTCATCAGCTTGACCATTACGCTCAAGTCCTAAGACCATGTCGCTCAGCTGTGCAATCGAGCCACTACCACGCAACTGTGACAGGCTAGTAGCACTGCCTTCTTCGTGGCCTTTGCCGTCAGGTCTCTTCAGGTGGCTCACTAGAATCAGCGAGATGCCTGTCTCCTGCACGAGCATACGTAGCCTCGTCATTATCTCATCAAGTGCTTTACGCTCGTCACCAGCGCCCTGTGCAGACACGACAATCGAGACGTGATCCAAGAAGACGTACGAACATCCAAGACCCTTTGAGAGATAACGCACACGATTAATAATATTATCGACACTTGTGCTACCAAAATGATCAAACAGGTAGAGACGGTTTGTTCCCAAAGTCTTTTGATATGCTTCAATCTTTTCCTCATCACTCGCTACGCAGTCAGGTAAGTGCAGTGGCTTGTTAGCGGCAAGAGACATGATGCTCAAACCAGTTCTTCTCGTACCCTCTTCAAGGAATAGCAGACCAATGTTGGCTTCAGTCTTTTGAAGTATGTGCCAGACCAACTCACGCACAAACTGTGACTTACCTAATCCACTTCCTGCTGTGATGGTAACTAGTTCACCCATGCGTATGCCGTAGGTCAGTTTGTTCAGACCATCATATGGATACATCACATCACTCGACTCGACAGGTTTCATGACAAGATCGAAGAGTGTGCTACCTTGAATGATGCCGTCTGGTACAAACTGGTCTGCACTCCACCACGCATCACTAAACTCTTTGCCTAAGTTATCGACAAGGTAGTCACACGCATCCTTGATTGGGATGTTGTTAATGCTCTGGCGGTGACGCATCACACGAGCCTTAGAACCAAACAACTCAGCCACCTCATTGGTTGCCTTCTGTCCTGCCTCATCGTTGTCAAAGCAGATCACAATCGAGTCAAAGCTATCGAGCCATTCGTACTCTTTCTTGCAATCCTTCAATGCAGAGGCAGCACCATTACGGATGGACACGACAGGCCACTTAGATCCGAGCATCTGGTATGCGGCAAGAGCATCCATCTCACCCTCGACAACAGTAACAAACTTGCCACCCTTCTTGAACAGGTGCTGTCCATACAGAGTTGCTTGCTTCCACTCGCCATTGATGCTGAAGCTTTTGTCAGGTGTCTTGATCTTCTCAGCTACCAGTGTGCCTGTGTGGTCACGGTACTGAAAGACGTAATTACTGCCATCAGTAACACAGCCAAACGTGCGGCATGTCTCGGCACTGATATTGCGTGACGGTATCGATCTGAAGTTACCATCACTCTTAGGTTGAAACTTAACAACTGTACTCACAGTAGGCGCTCCCACGTTATCTACTTTCTTTCTGGTTTGACAAACAAAGCAGTGACTCCATCCTTCATCGTTGATTGCTCGACCATCACTGCTACCACAGTCCTCACAACTAATATGTGTTTCTATAAAACTCATCTGGATTCACCCTCAGTATAAACTTCATTCTACTAAACGCATGTGCTGTGTGTGGGTCACGACAATGATCCTCTAGCATCTCTAAGAATCTGTCGAGTGGCATATCTTCAGCAACACGAGCAGCTTCCATAACAGTATGGTAGCGATGTGATTCTAACAACTCCTCATAACCATAATCATTCATTGACATACTCCATAGGTAAATCATGATTTACTTTGTTTGGTAAAGATAATAATCAACTCTACCAAACCACTTCATACTATATAGTATACAGGACAAACCGAGTTCTGTCAAGACTCAAAAGAAAATATATCATCGAGATCATCATACCTTGTGTCGAGTTCAACATGATCCTGTTCTGTCAACAGATCATCACGATCAATAGTGTGAATAGTTCTCTTGACATAGCTGTAGCAATGGTTGCACATATCTACAAACTCATTGCTATCGGCATACTTTCGAGTGGCCTCAAAGTCACTCAGTTCAACATCACATACAACGCAGTGCATTACATCTCCCCTTCATGTCTGTAGTCTTGCAGTTGAGCCTCAAAAAAAGCAAAGATAATTTTACCTGCTTTCTCTGGGTTATTCTCTACCCAAGCCTCAAAAATTGCAGAGGAGTGTGCATCCATCTCTGCCGCATTAGCACAGTAATGCTCACCGATGAACACATCCCAACGCTTTGCAGCGTTAGTTCGCATCAGTTCAATAAAACCAAATTCAGCACAATCGTGACAAAGTACAGCATCATCGACGCTGTTGTACTCACATTCTCTACAAACTTTAGGATTACTCATAATCTTTTTCCTCACAAAAAACACCACATTCAATATCATACTGCTTAAGTTTATACCCTTTTGCATCAGGTGGCAACTCATCTAAGAATATTCTTTTCTGCTTATACTCCACTAACTTTACTCCAATTTCTCTTGATTGATCTGCCCGCCTTTTAAACACATCAGGAAAATGTTTTCTAACTAAGTTCCAATAGGTGACAGATTTAGATTTAACACAGCCTATACAATTAGCGTTAGGAAAACCGTAATGATATATCTCTGGCAAAGGAATACCTTCTGCCATAACTATATCAAAGCAGTCTTGTTTAGATAAATTCAAATCAATTAGCGGAGTAAGGAGACTCTCCCTCTCAGTTTGTCTGAAGCGGTCTGCTCGCCTCTTTTCCTCCGCTGTAAATCCTAAGACAGTGTAGTCTGGTTTGTGTATACGCTCCCATTCCTGACGTACTCGCTTTTTTAGCTCGTGTGTACAAACTGCACCAGAGACACCAGACATGTACTGCCTGTATTCCCAGACAGACTCGCAAGACTGATCAGGGTATCGAGGGCTAATCCCATAGCTTATTGGCCTGTTAAGCCATCTCTCAACATCAGCCAAAAAGCGCCTGTTATCTGGGTGCTCTTCTTTAATTGGGTTATTGATAATAGATATTCTATTCTTTTCCCCGTACATTTCGATTGTAATTTTAGCAGCGACAGCACTGGCTACGCCACAACTAAACCAAACAGCAATGTGTTTACCTTCCATTACTCCCTCCAATCTTCTGTAAACCACAAAGCTAAAATTGTCACAAGTGTTGCAATAAAAATCAATTCATAAATATCAGGTAACATTCTACACTCCTGTCCAGACCATGTCCATACCACGTGACAACCAATCTTGTTTCTTGTACTCGTAATAGTTGCGATAAGCCACAACTGTATTGTTGTCTTTACAAAACCAAGGCATACACTGAGGTGGATCGTTCCAGTATATCACGGGAATGCCCGTAGGAGGCTCTGAGAGAGCTTCTGAGCAACGTTCCCATGAAAGATGTACCCTACCATACCTTCGAGTGTACTCGTCTGAGAGAGCCTGAAAATGCTCGTAGAGCCACTTGTACTGATGCAAACCAGACCGAGCCCATATAGCACTCGGGTGGTTTTTGTGTGTAGTTTTGTATGGTGCATCACCACCAAACTCATTGTGTGCTGTTGACAAAAGCTGTGCTGTCTCAAGCGGCATTTTAACTACGTGCTTATCACACTGCATTTTTGCTGCTGTCTTTGGGCAGCGTGAGAGATAAAAGATATTCACGGTTTAACCTCGCTAATTTGATTTGTAAAAATTTAAGATCAGCTTCGTTAACTGACTCGGGACAGTCTAACAGACAAGCCACATCTATTTCAAGATCTACAATTAAATCTAAAATCATACTGTAACGCTCCTACCTTGAAGGATAGCAAACATTGACCCTTTGTATGGTTGTTCAGTGTCCTTGTAAACAAATCCTGTGTATTTATACGGGTTGTATGTGATCGCCTTAGCTAGTCTAGGACTGTTCCACATGTTATCAGGATTCATTAAGTAGCCCTCAAGACCTGCGTGTACATTCTTGCGCCTCTCTTTGAGAACACGCTCACGCCCTGCCTGTGATACTTTTGGCGTCACAAAGTTTAAGACTACTCGATCACTGTGACCTATAACTCTGCGAGTTTTACAGTCACGTATAGACCAAATCTTTTTGTGCAAATTGTAATAAACAAACACTTTAGTACCGATCATTTTATTCCTCCTCACCAAAGGCATCATCCCACTCCTCTGGCGTGATACCTGTCTTAATAAACTCACGCTCAGCAGGGCTAAGATTTGGAAAGGCATCCTGTAGCAGGACACCAAACAATTCGTAAGACTCAAGCTGTGCAGGTGTGATGTCAAGATCCATCTCATTGACTTCACCCGACAGCATACTAATTCGCATTATGATCATGGCTGTACCTCATATGAGTGTGGTTCGAACAAATCGGTATTGTACTGGACAAGGTAATTACGCGAGCCGTTAAGAGCCTTGATAACCAAATCCTGATCAGCAAAAACAAGATAAACTCCATCCTCTTTCTGAACATCAAGACCCATATCACGGCAGTGCTTGAGAGTTTTTTGTAGCAAACGCTTACCCATAGTAGTGGTTCTGCGTGGTTCCATAACTTTTAGAATCATGTCATATCTCCTGAGTAAATCATGATTTACATTAAAGTAAAAATGTGTAGTGAACTTCGCTGACGTGGTTACCGTCAACCCAGCGCTTAGACTTAGTGGACAAAAAGTCACACCAAGTATTCCAGAGTGTCTCTGTGCCTATAGTATGACACAGATCTACGTAGTTTTCAATACGTTTACGCCTGATAGCAGGGGACTTGACAGTCTTAGACAAAGTCAAAGTCTTGGGGTCAATGTTGTACATGCGTATGTTGTGAATGTCAATGCACCCGACCAAACCTGCACAAAGCTGACACAAAAAACCTGCCTTGGGCAAACCTAAACCATCAATACGCAAGAATACTTGCATCATTGATATGGCTTTTTCACGGTCTGATTTGTTGCTGTTGACCACAGCCATGAATTGACTGTACAGAAAATGCTTGTGAGTTTGTAGACACAAATAGGTTTTGCGTTTATTGCCCCACAAAAATCTACTGTCAAGTTTATTTTCTCGAACATCGTCAAGCTGATCACCAACAAAATACCAATTCTGTTGAATGCTTAACACCACCATTAAGGCGGTGTCAGCAAAATTATCAGCATTGCGCTGTGCGTATGCGTTAATCTTGGGATTGTGTATCGCGAACATAGTCTTCCTCCAATTTATCAATGTGCCAAAGCAAACCTTCCATATTTTCTACGGCAAGCTTGTATGCGTTCATCTTGCCCAGAAAGTAATCATCATCTGTATCCGCAAGTAAAGCCCGCGCATGATGGCGGGCCTCCTCCAGAAAGTCAAGACGAACTCTAACTGCGTGTCTAATGGTATCGAACTCTAGCATTAGTCAACCCTCGCAATCAAACCGTCTTTCATCGTTACCTTAGCAAAAAACTCACGACCGCGACCAGTAATGTGCGGACGGTTAGCGCCCACCATTACACCATCCCTGACATATTCAGGGCCGAACATTGATGTTTCAATGTAGGCCAGAGGCTGACCTACATTTTCCTTCAAAACTTTTTTACTTGGGTAGTTAAATACAATCATGGTGCACTCCTTATTTATTCTTGACGCATACGTATGTAGCGATCTTGGTTGGGTGTTGATACAGACTGTAACGACCGCGCATATATTTAGATGCGGCATTGGCTGTGCGAGC